ATCATGGAGCCAGTAATAGGTGTGACACTCACAGGTATTGACATAATTTTCTACACTTCGCGTCCAGAGTCATCATCCTTTGCAAGTTCAACTTCCTGTTTCGGTGGATTCTGAAATCGCTCAACTTGCTCTTGAATTTCTTCAACGGGTGGAACTCCAAGTGGTGTTGAACAACCAGTCACAACAGGTCCGTGCCACTTGAAACGAGAGTTCGGAGGGTCAATTAAATGGCAACGGAATGTTGCTGCTTTTCCAATCAAAGGCTCCATCTTCTTAGATTCGCGTCTAGCGGTCTTACTGGACATATGGTATGTGACAAATTGATCTTGGTCAGGAATCCAGAGTAAAAATTCAGGGCCGTGCATACAACCAGAATCTTTAACTGTAGAAAGCTCTTTGATTTTCTTATACAAATCAGACTCAGGCTCAAAACTTGTAACAAAACCTTCGAGTTGTAAAGCCTTTGGACGCCACGAAATAATTACAGCTTCAATTTCTATACCAAGGTCAACAATGGTATCATCACGAACAATACCATAACGGCCGATACCGATTTTACCCTCAGCACAAGCGTCTGATTTCGAGCCAAACATCTGTAAACGAGAAAGATAATCCGCTGCAAGGCTTGCTGCAACGTCACTAAAATTGTTACCAGTTAAAGCACCCTTAGTAAGTTCTTTTGGTACAAGTTCGTTCATGTTTGTTCTCTTGTTGTGAGTGTGTTAGAAAATCAACCCGCCCAGAAATGGGCAGGTTGACATAATCTTATCGGGGCCAGATATCCGCTTTAGCGGGCCAAAAGGAAACAATGAGGATTCACTTCGCGGTCTTTTGAAGTTCCGCTTGTGCCTTAGCTTGAGCTTCAGCGGCTTCCTTTGCCTTCTTGTCAGCCCTATCAGCCGCACGTTTTGCCTTAGCTTCAGCAAGCTCCTGAGCCTTCGCTTGAGCAGAAGCGCGTTGAACTTCAACACTTGCCGGGTCCATACTGACAGCCCAGCGAACACCAAGGGCAAAGCCTTGATCAGCTGTCTTAGCCTTATTCTGAGCACAGATAGCCGGACCGACCGCTGCTGCGGCTAGCTCATCTTTCAGAACAGCCATCTTTTGGAATCGAGCAGTAGGCTCAAAAGTGACTTGGCCGGGGACACGCCCTTGGCGTGCTGCGTCACGTAATTCCTTGGCACGTGCTTGAACTTGTGGGGCAAATTCATCCGAGCCGAGAGTGATAGCTGCGTCACAAAATTAACCTGCTCTTCATGAGGCAACTTCGCCAAAACAACGGCATTACTGATGGTGATTTTACCATCATCAACAAGCTCAGCAATACCCTTCTCCAACTTGAGCAAACCCAATCGTTGGCTAACCCATGACGGACTTTTGGCCAACTTGGCAGCCATGTCAGAAATGGTCATTGCTGGATTGCCTGCAAAGATGCGATTCATTTGCTGAGTGTACTGGACTGGCTTCGTGTCGATTTTATGGACATTTGCCATAACCTGCGCTTCCAACACGTCAGCGTCATCTAGCGTAAGAATCTGTACATTCAATTCAGTGATACCTACGTCCACGGCAGCCGTATAACGGTGCAAACCGTCACACAGTTCGTAATACGTGATTGTTTGTCCCTCAATCACTTCAGTACGCTCACGAACATTGATTGGATTCATAATACCTACAAGAGCAATTGAATCCCGCAAACCTACAAAAGCTTCAGATTCACGGTCAACTGCACGAAGAGCGACTGGGTTCTCACGAATGTCCGTGATTTTAATTGAACGCAGACTTGTCGACATAAAGGACTCCTAAGTTAGTGTTGGTCACCACATTACTGTAAATCACAACAAGTGATTTTGATTGAAAAATCAATGTTAAGTGACTAGGAAAATCAAATCATACATTAGATATTGGTCTACATATAATACGTAAAATAATGGCAAAATGTTCTATAATTCCAAAAATTTGCTTTGTATATGCGTCCATAGTATAAGGAATAAAAAGTGACATACAAACAGGGTTTTCCTATTACCTTATAGACTTCTTTTCTTACTTTCTTTCTTTCCGTATGCTTAATAAGAAGCGGTAATTATGCTTTCTGTATTCTCAAAAATAGTGTGCCCATTTTACCATTAGATTACGTATTATATTATGACGCACTATCGTTTGATTTGATTTTCCTATTAGACCTGATTTGATTTTATAATCAAATTCAAACAACTTGATTTTACCACCATGCCGACAAAAACAGAAGCCATTAAGAATTTTCTTACTGATTTTACTCACGAAGATTTGGCTTCGCGGTATCATTTCGGAATGGAAGTTCAAGTCAATGTCGCCCAAGATAGTGGGGAACGTATAGAAGGCGAATTTAAGGGCCGTATGTGGCACGGTTATTCAAACGGCGACGAGCAATGGAAAGCAATACGTATACCTTGGGGTGCAGCTACAGACCCGCATTTTGAAGACTCTAAGATGGTCTACAATTTAGCTACACATGCTGAAGCTATAGGTATGACCGGTTGGAACTGGGAACAAAGAATCTCTAAATGGGTCGCTTTTGATTTTGACGACATTGCAGGACATGCTGAGGGCCATGCAGCAAAATTAACTGGCCAAGAACTTTTAGAAGTTCAAGAAGCTGCTTGTAAGCTTCCTTGGATTACTATTCGTAAATCTAGTGGCGGTCAAGGGCTACATCTTTACGTCTTTCTTAATGACGTACCGACCGCTAACCACACTGAACACGCAGCGTTGGGACGTTCGATTCTAGGCAAAATGTCCGCGGATACTGGCTTTGATTTTTCAATCAAAGTTGACGCTTGTGGTGGAAACATGTGGGTTTTTCACCGCAAGATGAAAGGTTCTGACGGTCTTGCTCTTATCAAACAAGGTGAAGTATTAACTGATATTCCTATCAATTGGTGCGATCACCTTGATGTCATTAAAAAGAAGCGTCGGCGCAGTATCCCAAGTCAAATTAAAGAAGCCGATCGAACTGCGTTTGAGGAATTAACTGGCCAACGATCTAGAACAAAACTTGATGATATACACAAGAAGCTTTTTGATTATTTACGTGAATCAAAAGTATCTTGGTGGTGGGATAATGACCGCTGGATGTTAGTCTGTCATACATTTGATTTGAAAAAAGCTCATGAAGATCTTAATTTTAGAGGCATTTTTGATACACTTGCAATTGGCAAACGTAAAGGTGAAGACTGGAATTGTTATGCTTTCCCACTATCAGACCCAACGGGCGCTTGGAGTATTCGCAGATTTTCAGAAGGCGTAGCAGAATCAAAATGTTGGGAGCAAGATGCAGCTGGTTGGACACAATGCTTTTATAATCGTGATCCTTCATTACGTATTGCTTCAAGGGCTTATGACGGTATCGAAGACGAGAAGGGTGATTATCATTTCAATGAAGCTGAAACCGCTACCGCTACTGCACGAATGTTAGGTGCTGATCTAAAATTACCATTGTGGGCGTGTAGTAGAAACACAATTATTAAGCAACACAAAGACGGCCGTTTGGCTGTACATGTTAAACGCGAGCCCACGGACCAGTATAGCGATATGCAAGGTTGGCGTGAAGACAAAGGATGGTGGAAAAAGCTTTTTTATGCTCGTTTGACGCAAACTGAAGAAGCAGGCAATATGAATCTTGATAGTATTATCAGACATTTATCCACAGGAGGATCAGACTGTGGGTGGGTGGTCAAATCAGATACAAAATGGACTTCAGAACCTTTGCAACATGTGAAAATTGCATTAAAAGCAAGGGACATGTCTGAGAAAGAAGTTAATAAATCACTAGGTTCTTGCGTCCTAGAGCCTTGGCTGTTAGTTAGTGAACCATTTCAAGAAGAATATCTTGGTGGCAGACGTTGGAACAGAGAAGCTGCACAATTTCGCTATTTACCGCAACAGGAAGAACCTTTTAATCATGGAACTTGGGATCTAATACTGAAACATTGTGGCCTTGGCCTTGATAATGCAATCAAAGAAGATGGTTGGTGTCAAGTTAACGGTGTAGCTACAGGCGAAGATTATCTTCGCCTTTGGATTGCTTCGTTGTTTCAATATCCAAAATATCCATTACCGTATCTATTTCTTTACTCAAAAGCTGAAAATACAGGGAAATCTACATTACATGAAGCTTTGAGTCTCTTAATCAATAATACAGGTTATGCGCGTGCAGACACTGCAATTACAAGTGTCCAAAGTTTTAATGGTGAGCTAGCTAAGGCAGTTCTTTGCGTCATTCAAGAAACTGATATCACAAAGAGCGTTGGTGCACGAAATCGAATTAAAGATTGGGTGACATCGCTCCAATTTCCTGTACACCCTAAAAATGGGACACCATACCTTATTGACAATACAACACATTATATTCATACAGCTAATGACCCGCGGGAGTGTCCGATTTTTCCTG